GAGCATGTTCGAGAAAGGCTTCGAACTCCTTGGTCTCAAACTAAGCACAACCTCAGAGCCTTTCGAGGGTGCCTGCACAGCCGTACACCCCCTACTGATCGAGAGCGCCGTCAAGTTCCAGTCAAAGGCTTCCGAGGAACTCTTCCCCCCACAGGGTCCGGTAAAAGCTCAGATCATCGGCACATCCAATGCTGAAAAAGAAGACCAGTCCGAACGTGTCCAGTCATTCATGAACTTCCAGCTAACCGAGATCATGCCCGAATACTTTGACGAATTCGAGCGTATGCTTTTCCATCTCCCACTTGTAGGCTCGGCATTCAAGAAAATCTACTACGACCCAGCATCGGAACGCCCCGTCTCCGAGTTCGTCCCCGTTGACCAGTTCTATGTCTCGTACAACGCCACGGACCTACGTCGGGCTGACCGATACACCCACGTCATTTACATGACCCCTCACGAACTCCAGAAGCAGATCATGTCCGGAATGTACCGTGACATCGATCTCTCAGAGCCCGGTAACTTCCAGCCATCCACGATGAGCCAGACAATCAACTCAATCATGGGCATCGAATTCAACGCCGAGTACGACAAGCAGTACACCCTGCTGGAACAGCATCTGTACCTCGAACTCGACGAGGACGAATTCCCATCACCCTATATCGTCACCATCGAGAAAGACTCGAACCAAGTCCTCGGCATCCGACGCAACTGGAACGAAAACGATCCCACCCGTGAGAAGAAGATGTACTTCACTCACTACAAATACGTCCCCGGCTTCGGCTTCTACGGTCTCGGCCTGATCCATTTCCTTGGGAACATGACCATGTCTGCCACGCTGGCAATGCGTTCCCTCCTAGATGCTGGTCAGTTCGCCAATCTCCCCGGCGGCTTCAAGGCCCGTGGCATCAGGATTGTCGGCGGTGATGACCCCATCGCCCCCGGCGAATTCAAGGAAGTCGAAGCAACAGGCATGGACCTGAACAAGGCCATTGTCCCACTACCATACAAGGAGCCTTCCCAGACCCTGTTCCAGCTTCTTGGCTTTATCACGCAAGCCGGTCAAAAATTCGCAGACTCCACGGACGCTGTGGTATCTGACGCATCGAACTACGGCCCCGTGGGAACGACCTTGGCCCTGATCGAGGCTTCAGCAAAGCTCTTCTCGGCCATCCACAAGCGCCTACACAAGAGTCAAAAAGACGAGCTAAGAATTCTGGCCCGGTTGAACTACGAATTCCTCCCAAATGAGCAGATGATGATCCCTATTCCGGGCCGGGAACTCCCAGTCACCCGTGCTGACTTCGACGGACGTGTCGATATCATCCCGGTCTCTGACCCTAACATTCCCTCACAGGCTCATCGTCTGGCACAGGCCCAGCTACTTCTCCAGATTTCAGCACAGTCAGCCCCCGGCACCTATGACATGCGAGAAGTACACAGGTCCTTGCTCACAGCCGCCGGTGTACGGGAACCATCACGTTTCCTCTCCGCCGAAAAGGAACCTCAAGAACAAGATCCTGTCTCTGATATTCTGGCGGCATCAAAGGGTCTCCCGATCTCTGCCTTCCCCGGTCAGGATCATCAGGCATACATCCAAGTCTTCACATCATTCTTGCAAGACCCCACCCTTGGCCAGAACAAGATTCTTCAAAGCATAGATCCGATCCTACAAGCCGCCATCAGGGATCATATGATGATGCAGTATCAGGAGACCATGAGTGGTCTGATGAATGAAGCCGGTGTCGCCCAGCAAAACCCAGATGTCATGCCCGAGATCATGGCCGAGGCCGCTCGACAGATCCTGAATGCTAACCAGCAGCTCGGTCAGTACCAGAGTCTGGAACAGCAGCAATTAGCCCTAGAATCAAAAAGTCTTGAGCTAAAGGAAAAGAGCTTAGATCAGGACAACGCCAAAGAGATGGCCGACCTCTCCCTGAAGAAACAGGAACTCGACATCCGCCGCCGTGGTCAGGACATCGACGCAGCAAAAGACATCGGTGTCAACACAATCCGAAACAAGGAAGCCGAGAACAAAAAGGACATCATGCTCCAGAAATTCCTCTTGGAAGGACTCGGCAAGATGCGAGACATTAACTCATCACAAGAGACCAAAGGATTTGCCGACGGCGGAGCCGCAGAAATCAAAGGATATAAACCCGGAGGCATGGTAAACTTTGACGATGTCATTGCCTTGGTCAATAGCTACGAGATGCCTAGATACACTCCACCACAGGAAGAAATCGATGCAAAGGTCGCAGAAATGCGTAATCCTACGACTGATGAACCTTCTATGACACAGACCGATATGTTCAAGATTATGCAGGACAACGAAAGATCACAGTTCCCCGAAACCCCAGATATTAATGTATCAGGATTAAAAGCAGCAGAACCTATGGTATCCGAGATTCTGCCAGAAGAAGTAGAACCCACCACGGCATCCGACGAATTGTCTACTGTGCCACAGGCTACAGACCGAGAGAGTTACCCGATACCAATGTTGGCATCTGTATATGGAAAATCGTTAGATGATACACAAGCCTATATTGGGGCAGCAGAAAACGCTTCTCGTATTCTCACAGGTCACATCCCTAAGAAAGATGGTATTGTCATGGGAGATTCTGGTGTTACGTTTTCCACAGGTCTTGATCTAGGAAAACAGACTACCGAAAGCCTCAGAAACATGGGTTTAGATGAAGATTTGATTCTCAAACTGTCACCGTTTTTAGGGAAGACAGGAGAAGCTGCTTTAACCTTATTAAAAGATCAGAATATCACTCTTACTGACGCTGAGTACGATCAAATTGACAGAAAACTTTTGGAATTTGAATTCAACGATTTACAAAACCTGTGGGATTCGAAATCTATCCGTGGAATGGATCCCGCAGGGACGACACGTTGGCTTGATTTAACTCCTGCCCAAAGAACCGTGATTCAGTCAGTCCTACGACAATATGGAAGAGGAGGCGCTCCTACTTTTATAGGACACGCATCCAGAGGTGATTGGGGAAATGTGATTAACGAATTAGATAATTTTGTAAAACCAGACTCTGGAAAAGAAAAATACCTATCCCGCCGTGAAAAGGATTCAAATTTACTAAGGGAAGAATTAGGTCTTGATCCAGTTGATCTTGATGGAAAATCCTAGTGCCTTGGCGTAATGTAGGAAACGTGGTACAAAAGAAAGTAGGCGGTAAATGGAAGAAACATGCCAAGGCTTCTTCTGTTGATAACGCCAAGAAAATGATCCGCCGTCTTTACCAAGTCGAGCGGAAAACGACAAAAGGATAATAGGTATTATGAAAGGCAAAATTAGCAAGGGTCCCGGTAAACTGGCCCCAAGTGAGGATTGGTCCAAACTTCCATCTTCAGAATGGACAGAGCGGGCACGTACTGCTGTCTTACGTGGAGATCCCTCCAGCGATTACAAGGCAAACGTAACGCCAACCATGGCAAATCTTTCCTCGTACACGGCAAGAGCCAGCCGAAGAAAGTAATAGAAACTGTGGCCGAAGGATCACATGTTTGAAGACCTAAAATCCGAGATTCGGCAGGAAATTGATGGTATCCAGTCGAGTCTATCCAAAGGTGTTTGCGAAACTTATGCAGAGTATCAGCGCATGGTAGGAATGATCCACGGCTTAGAGTTGGTCATTTCAAAGTGTTCTGATATTGAGAGAAGACTCACCTACCAAAACGACGAGGACGATTTTTAACCACCATGTTTGAACCAGAATTAAGCCGATCCATGTTAAATGATGACTGGCTCTCAGAGTCAACTATTCCAGATCCAGAACCACTCCCAAAGATCCCCGGCTACCGTCTCCTGATCCGCCCTGTGCCGATCAGGGCAAAGACAAAGGGTGGCATCATTCTCCCCGACAAGGCCAAGGATGACATGAAGTACCTATCAACGGTGGGCCGTGTTCTCTCCGTTGGAGACTTGGCTTATGAAGACAAGGACAAGTTCCCAAAGGGAGCATGGTGTAAACCCGGGGACTATGTTTGCTACGGTAAGCACACAGGTGCTAAGTTCTTATACAAGGGTGTCAGACTAATTATCTGCTATGATGATGAAATCACCATGGTGGTAGAAGATCCTTCAAGTCTTGACCCAATGTTTAATCTATCTAACTAAGTACCCAGAGACACAAAGGCGTAATTCGATTGATTCGCCCCCAACGGTGACCCCAAGGTCACAGGAGAAAAGATAAAAATGTCCGAAGAAAACGAAGACGGTTGGTCAACCATCAACACCAGCCCCGACGATACTAAGAAAGAAGCCCCCCCTGTAATTGAATTCGAAGATAGCAAGGGTGATCCTATTGCCCCTCCAGAATCCACGCAAGTTGAGCTTGAGTTTGTGGAAGAAGAACAGAGCACCGAAAAGGAATCACAGAAGCCCGAAGAACTACAGGGCATCAACACCAAGGGTGCTGAGAAAAGAATCAGAAAACTGGTGGCACAGCGAAAAGAACGTGATGAACAGCTCACGCTTGCCATGGATAAGATCAGGTATCTTGAAGGCGCTTTGTCAGACAAGGACAAGAACATCTCTGCTTATCAGAGACAGTCCGTTGATTCAAAGAAGGACGAGATCCAGCGCCGTGTAGAAACGGCAAAAGCATCTTTCTCCCGGGCCTTTGACGACGGAGACAAGGACACTCTTGTAAAGTCGCAGTCTGATCTATCAGAAGCTCAGGCTGAACTCAAGATGCTTGAGTACGCTGTTCTGATGAATCAGAGCCGTGGTACTACACAAACAGATGTCTCACAGCCTCAGGCAACACCTCAGCGTGCCCAGCCGCAGAAGTTTGACGAGGGTGCAGTTGAATGGGCAGGGAAGAACGAATGGTTTGGCAAGGACAAGATCGGTACAACCATCGCCTTGGCCATGGATCAGTCTTTGAAAGAAGAAGGCTTTGATCCAAGAGATGACGACTTTTATGAGGAGCTGGACAAGAGATTGTCAACAGAGCTTCCCGCAAGGCTTCGTCCCGGTGGTGGGGACGTAAAAACTAACACCCAAGTAGTAGCCGGTCAATCACGCAGACAGGCAACCTCAAATAAAGTTAGATTGACACAAGCTGATGTCAGTCTTGCCAAGAAATGGGGCCTTACTCTTGAACGGTATGCAGCCGAAAAGAAGAAAGCAGAGCGATCTGCCGGTGACTATACCTTGATTAACGGATAGCGTGGGAGAGACACAACATGGCACGAGTAGTAGAAAAGAAATCAAGAACCGATAGCGAGCGAGACAGGGATTCACGTCTACATACAAAAGAGCGTCCCAACTGGCTAGACATCCCGGAGCATGTGATCAACACGTTTGATGACAAAGGCTTTGCCCTAAAATGGGTCCGGATTTCAGTCAGAGGCGAAGAGGACACCAAGAACATCGGTGTCCGCCTTAACGAAGGTTGGGAATTTGTGACGGAAGAAGAATGTCCTGATATGGCTCGTAATTTCAAAGGTCTTGATCACGGTCGTCTTTCTGGTTGTATTATTCGTGGGGATGTAGCCCTTGCAAAAATGCCCCACGAGCTGAGAGAAGACCGAATTTTTAGAGCCAACGAACGTACAAGAATGCTCAACGAAGCTGTGAATAACAACCTCATGCGAGATAACGATTCACGGGCTCCTATTACTAATGCAAGCAAATCAAGGGCAAGGACAGGCAGGTCCGCTCATTTCGATGGGTAAGACACTGCCACTCAGAGCTATCAAGGAGGAAATTTAATGGCTTTGAATAAAGGTTTAAATGGCCTAGTCCCTGCTAGAATGCGAGGCTCGGGTGCCAACTCAGGTGGCACCACCCGCTATCGTATCGCCAACGCTTTCGGTTCAAGCATCTTCTCAGGAGATGTCGTAAAGCTAGGCTCATCAGGGACTGTTGAGGTCATCACCACGACTACTGATCACGTTCTCGGAATCTTCCAAGGTTGCGAATACGTTGATCCCGATAGCAAGCAGCCGATTTTCGGTCGTTACTGGCCTGCCAGTACATCGTCTGTTGACGGAACCCCTTCTGCAATCGTCAATGACGATCCAGCAACAACTTATATCATTCAGGCTGACGCCACTGTCTCCCTCGCTGATGTGGGTATTAACTACACCGTCACACTAGGTGCGGGCTCAACCATGACTGGCCGTTCTGGCTTTGGTCTCAAGGTTGCTGGCCGTGCTACTGCTTCTGCAATGCTACAGGTCATCGGACTTTCTAACGTCCCCGATAACGCCTTTGGCGATGCAAACGCAAAAGTTGAAGTCCGTCTCGTACAGCATGTCGATTCGTACA